TTTCGTCAAAGTAACGCATCAGATTGCCTCCTTATGGCGCTGACAGATAGCTGCCCGAACCCGCCGGACGGATACGGATTTGCGCGGTTGCGCCCGTGGTATTGTTGAAAATCTCTTCACTGTACGCAACGACAAGATCAGCGGTTGCGGCAATCGCAAGCGTGCCAAGCGCGCCCGGCGTCAACGCAACCCCTACTGCCGTGATATTGACCCCGTTCGCAATGCGGCCCGCATAGTGGCTGTCTTCCTGCATTTCCAGACCAATAACCGTGTCTGTCGTTTGGGTATATGCCACGTCTACGCCGCGTTGCATCAGGTAGTTTTCCTGCGCAATCCACACCTTGCCAACGGTAGTTGCCGCCGCAAGAACGAATTGACCGCCCGATAGGACAATCAGCGAGCCCGGAAAGATGCCCGCCACGCCTGCAATGGCCTCCCGAACTTGAGGGCCATTCTTGCGGGCGGGGCCAAGGTGAATTTTGGTATAGCGACCCATTTACTTCGCCTCCCCCTTTGGAACCTTGAAGGTGTGAACTTCCGGCTGAACCGAAAATCCGTTGTGCAGCCCAGCGGCCTTGCCGGGTTCTGCCTTGGAGGCCAATGCGCGCGCGGCGTTCAAGGTCAATTCCTTGGCCGCGTCTTGCGGCAACAGGTTTGCTTTGACAATCTTTGCGACCAGATCAGCCTTTTCGGCATCATCCTTGGCGTTTTGCGCCGCTACCATTGCGGTTTGTGCGTCGGTCAGGGTTTTAATCCCTTCCAGCGCCTTAGTCACACCTTCCGAGAGGGCATTCACCGTCGCGGAAAGCGTTTCAAGCTGTTTATCGTCAGCCATATCAGCTTCCTTTTGTTGAGTTGCTTCGGGTTCCCGCTCGGATAGCCCCAAGGCATCCATAATGGCGGTTTTCATCTTTGACAGCGCCCCGGCCTTTTGCTTGCGTTCAATCGCACGCGCCAAGTCAGATACCGCCCAATCAATGCCGCGTTCCGCTTCGTCCTCTAGGGTCGAATTGATAACTGCGACCTGTTCACCGCTTCCGGTAACAGCCTTGTTAACCATCATGCCGACCCCTTGCGCCGGGGTGGCAGCGCCTTCCTCCCCGAGAAGAATAGCGTCATGGTCAAATACAATTTCAGTCGCCATGCTGTCTGCTTCTGCGTCGTTTTGCAGGGGCATCATCATGGCGTAAAGCCCGGTTGACGTGTGGATAGGCTCACCCTTGTTGATGGCCTCAATAACCGCCTTGCCGCCCGTAGTTTGGCTGGCGAATTCCACATCAATTACCTTGTCGAGGTAGACACGGCCATTCTCACGCCTGACGTTTTCATTCCACGCCCCGACAAAGCCGCGAACCATGCCGCGCGGATCAGATGCCGAAACAAACTCCCCGTCAATCATAGGGTGCCCAAGGGGCGCGGGCTTCATGTTGAGGCTATAAAACGACTTGGCAATTTCATCCGCCGGATACCGGACGCGGTTCATGATCACGTTGTCAGGCAGGGTTGCGCTAGGGACGATGATAACATCGCGCCCGTTGCGCCGCTCTTTGCGGATAGCGGTTTTGTTGACCGCAGTTCTAATATTGACGCGGGTTTGTGTCATTTACTGCCCCTGATTGCCGAGAATATAGCACGCCGTATTTGCTTTGGAAAGTCACGCATCATCGCCGCCATTCATCGCATCATATCCAGCCGCCTGCCTGATATCATCACCGGAAAACGCGGGTTCGTCACCAGGTTGCGTCTTAGTGTTGATTTCGGCCATGCGCGCAGCCCTTTCGATCTTTTGGCCCGCATCGGCTTCTGTCAAATCATCCCAATGGATTGAGTAATCCATATCGGCCATGATGCCCCATGCTTTGAAGCGGTTGACCATTTCATGGATGATCGGCAAGCAACGGTTTACGCGGCGGCTGTTACAGGTCTGCGCCCACTCCCGCGCGTCCTCTGTGCTGGCGCGCTCACCGGATTGATTCCCAACCAGTATCTTGACCGGCATAAGGATTGACGCAGCGAACGTGCTTACAGGACCAGCCATGAAATGCTCAGGGCTTGGCAAGCTGATTGACATAGGCGCGGCGGTCATTCCGCCAAGCAACAGGCCCTTGTCAAACCCCCGCTGGAATGTGTCGATCTGCTCGTTTATCGCATCCGACAACTCGGCAACGGCTACACCCATGCCTTCCGCAACCTGCGCAGGCGTTACGCCTTGGGGGGCGGTGATGACAGGCGCGCCACGGCTTGTTTTCCAGAAGCCTTCGCCGCCAGCCCCCTGCACCTTTTCCGCGTCAACAAGCGAGTTGTAACCCGGCTCAAGGATTGACCGCCCGTTTACCGTGCCATCGTCTGACCAGATCAGGACGCGGTCAGGGTGCACGTTGAAAGAACGCGGCTGCGTCTGATCACCAACCGCGCTTTCGTTGAATTGGAACATTGTCGGTTGGCCGTAGCTTTCTGACATTACGTTCATATCCCACTGGGATACCGTAAGCTGCCCCTCCCACGCCGGGATAATTTCGGCGACACCATCAAGCCCCCCCGGCACAGTATCGACAGGCATGTGAAATTGCTTGCTGTCCCTCAGCCGCAAGATCAGGCCGGAGTAGCACCCAACCATTGATCGCTTGTCCGCCTCTTGACACATCTGCCACATGCGCAAGTCTGAAAACGTTTGCCGAATATCGGTCTCATTCTGGCTTTCCTTTGGCTTTTCGCTTTCCCATACCTCAGGCGCGCTTTGCCATGTTTTTGCAGCCGTTCTGTCAACAGCCGCCGCCGCTAAGCCATTACGGCAATACATACGGTAGAAGTCTTTGAATTGCAGCGTGGCAGGATATCCAAAATCAACGTAGTGATCGTGCTTTGTGTTTGTGTTTCCGAACCCCGGAAACATGCTGGCAAGTGACCGCTGCACCGCATTGGCCAATGCCCGCTGTACTGTGTTGACCATTGGAACGTTCATCTATTGCCCCGCGTTAGCATCCATACTGCCTTTTGATCCGGCGCAAGCATATCTGCCACCGCGTCCATCATTGGATCAAGCATATCATCATGCGCGCCATTCGGAAAGGCTGTAGCCTCGGCCAAGAAATCGGATAGCCATGCCGCGCCTTGCGGCAATAACACATTGCCAGCCTCAATCAAAGGGGCTGCATCATGCGCGCGCGTCACCTTGTCCCGGTCGCGCTGAATTGCCACCACTGGCAAGCCTTCGCGCTTTAAAGTTTGTATCAGCCCAGTTCCGCTTACCTTGTCTTCAATCGCCAGCTTTCGCAAAGGCCCCATATCGGGTACGGCCTTGTGCTTTTGCCAAAACGCCCGCGCATGAACCTGCAATTCCGGGGCTTCCCACTTTCCCCTGATCATATCCAGCAAAACGGCATGCCCGTTGCCTGACTTTCCCCAGCACTCTAAAACGCTGTAATCGTTTTGCTGTCCTGTCTTTTGTGCGGTATCGGCATAAATAGCGCGCCACTCGACCTTTGGGGCAATAGTGTAATATTGCCACCATTGATCCTTGAATATGCCCCCGCCCGATGGTGTAGGGCTTTGCTGCATCTGACCTGCCCAAGCATATGAACCGAGGGCTTTCTTGTCGCGCTCGATCACATGCGGCGGGAACCTGTCCGGGAACATCAATTCCCCGGCTTCTTGTCGCGGATCAGTCCAGCCGATTGAGGTATGAACCCGGCGCGCGGGTTCAAATTCCATCGGGATAAGCAGGTGATCATATCCAAGGTTCTCGGACAGCACAAAGCCGCTAGGGTCGCGCTCGTGCAGCCGCTGCATGACAATAACAATGGCCGATGTGGCCGGGTCATTGAGGCGTGTCGGGATGGTTTCCGATAGCACGCGCAAGGCGGTTTCGCGTTCTTTATCGCTATGGGCCTTCTCAGGGCTTAGAGGGTCATCAAGGCCGATAGTGTGTCCCCGGCGTCCCGTCATGCTGGCAACGGCGCAAGCCTGCCTGAAGCCGCGCGCCTCATTCTCAAAGTATAGCTTTTCGTTCTGGTCGCCCTTTAGCGACAAGGGCCACAGCCGTTGGTACCAGTCGCTCGTGACAAGTTCCCGCGTCATGCGGTTGTCACGAACGGCAAGCCCTTGCTCGTGCGCGGCCCCGATGTAGCGGTGCCATGGCTGGCCACCCGGCCCCCATAGCCATGCAGAATACATCACGCCCACAAGGGTTGACTTGGATGCGCCTGGGGGGACATTGATAAGCAAGCGGTGCGATGCAATGCCGCCCGTTGCCAGTGCCTGCATATGGTCGCAGACCGCATCCATGTGCCAATTCCAGATCAGCTTGTCCGGGATGATATGCGGCCATGCGCGTTTGACGAAATAGGCCAGCGATTGCCCGCACCTGATCCGTTCAGCCTCTAGGGCGTCACTCGGCTTTAGCAGCATCGGCTTGTGCCACGATCCATTCCAGCAACTCAGGCGGGGCCTTGGATAGGTCCACTGCGCCGGGAAGGTCTTTGCCGTTTGTGGTCAAGTCTTTCTTGTCCGCAAGCCCAAGATCACGCGCAATTATATTCGCGTTCAACAGGTCAGCCGATGCG